CGTCGGTCGGCGCGATACGTTCGCGTTGTTGCAACCGTTGCGTTCACCGGCGGAACTTCTCCGACGTTGGATCTCGGCGGTCAAATCCTGTTGAAAAAACGTTCGGCGGAATGATCTCCGTTTGACTGGTTTTTGATTTAATTCGGAATTGCTTCAATGGCGCTTTTCAATCTTACGGAACTGAAAACCTATTTGGGTATCACCGGAAACGATGAAGATGATCAACTTCAATTCATCGTTGACGGCGTTAATAAAGCGGCGGTTGAACAGTTGGAACGTGATATTGAAAGCGCCGAAGCAACCGAATACTACGACGGGCATGATGATAAAACGTTAATTCTTCAACGGCGGCCCGTTACGGCGGTTGCGGGCGTTTGGGTTGATCCAACGGGTTACGCCGGGCAAGGAACAAACGCATTCGCATCAACAACGGAATGGACGGCGGGGAGTGATTTCTTCATTCGGGATACCGGCGAAGACGAAGACAACGGCGGCATTCTGGAAGCGATTTCGCGAATTTGGCCCTTCGGTCGAAAAAACATCAAAGTTACTTATACGGCTGGTTATTCAACAGTTCCCGAAGATTTGAAGCTTGCGTTGTTAAAAACGGCGGCAATCGCGCGGAAAAAAATCGATGTCGTTGGGGATATCACCGGCGAAACAATCGGTTCGTATTCTTATTCGATTGGCCAAAACGCGGCATCGGATCCATTGCTTTCGGATGTTGCGGCGGTTCTTTCGCATTACTCCGAAAAAACGATTGGATTCTGAACAATGGCATTTCAAGCTTTGATGAAGGATAAATGCGATATCTTGCGTCCGAACGACACGTTCGATGCGGGCGAAATCATCAAAGGAACTCCGACAACAGTTAAATCAAATCAAAAATGTTTATTGCAAGAAAAACCCGGTTCGATCATTCATCATGAATCGGGAAAAGAATTGCGCTTTGATGCAACGCTTTTTCTTCCGTACAACGCGAATATCAAACCGCAAGCCGATGATGATGTGAACGATTCTATTGAAATGAAAAACCCAAAATCGGGAAGTTACGAAGTTCTTTGGGTTGGAGATATTGCCGGGCAACGGCATCATCTTGAAGCAAAGTTGAAACGCATTTTGAAAGTTGATTGATGCGCGCCGAATTCGGAAAACAACTTTTGCGAGATACCGAACAACTCGCGTTGCGCCTGAATCGATGGAATGAGTTTACCCAAAAGAACGCGAAAAAGGTTTTCCGAATCATCGGCGTTGATTGGCGCGATAGGGCAAAAGAACGCGTTCCCGTTTCCGCAACTGAAAATTCCGGGCGGCTTGAACGTTCCATTTTTTCCAATGTTTACAAAGACGGCTTTCATGGTTTGGTTTTGGAAGTCGGTACTAATATGGAATACGGCGTTTATGTCGAATTCGGAACTCGCTACATTGCGGGCGGGCAAGTTCTCGCGCTAGGCTTCGGGCCGGAAGTTACCGATGCGCAAGCCGTTGATGAATGGCAAGCGAAATCCGAAAGAACGGAAGGCGGCGGCTTGTCGAATGATCAACAAATGCCGTGGTTGCGTCCGGCATGGTTTGCAATTGAGAAGCGGGCGATTGCGCAGTTGGATACGATTCATGAACCGCCGTTAGACTGAAAGGGTTTGAAATGGCTTCGCATAATCTCAGCGAATTGTTGAAGTCGATTGTTACGGCTTATCTTGCCGATTCAACGCTTGTTTCAATGCTCGGCGGGGCCGAATCAATTTGGCGCGAACAACCGGAAACGGCGGTTGCGTATCCGATGATTTACATGCGGTTTACAAATATCACTTCGGAAGATGTTACCGTTGGCGGGAAGCTTTACCGGGCTGAATTGCGGCATGAAATCTTCGGGCTGAAATCGTCGGCTTTGATGGATATTGCGATTTACCTTGCACAAAATTTCAAAATACCGGAAGCTTTACCCGCCGGGATTTCATCAGACAATTTCGATCTGACGATTTTCCGCGAACAAAATTCTTTCGCTATGCCGGGCGCAGTCAAACCAGTATGGGGAAGCGAAAGTTTGAATATGCACATTTCAAACTTTGATTGCCGAATTGTTGGCAGTTAAAACACTCCCGGAAAAATGGAAGGAATTAAATTATGTCAACACCAGACGTATCAAACGTTTTGGGCGGCCCGGCAAAAATTCAACTTGCCGATGCCGATATTGGTCACACTCAGGGCGGAATGACTTGCACGATTGCGCCACAGACGCGGCCCGTTATCGTCGATCAATATGGATCGTCGGAAATTCAAATTCGTCATACGGGCGACAATGTACGCGTTTCGGCGGCGTTCGCTGAATGGGCGGCGGATACCTTGAAAAATACTTATCACCTCGGAACCGATTCAACATCGGGTTCGGCTGGCGCTTACCTCGGAATCGGTGCAACCGCCGGGGCGTTGTATTCAACGCAAGATCTCAAGGTCATTCCGTTCCTTACTGCCGATGCTGCAAAGTTAATTCAAATGTTTGCGGCAACTCCGATTGGCGAACTCGCGATCAACTTCAATAACGATGATGATCGATTGTTTGAAACCGAATTCGCTTGTTTGCTTGACGAATCGCAAACCGACGGCGAATGGCATGGAAAGATTTTCCTGAACTGATTATTGTTCGGGGGTGTGTGGAATCTGGGGAACGGGCCGTTCGGCATGGCGGCCCGTTCTGTTTCATTGAACGAAAGGCGAAATCATGGCGAAGAAAAAAATAGAATCCGGAATTCGGTCAAACGCACGTTCGCCAAAACCCGCGTTCGCCGATATCAAAAACCCGGCAACGGAATCGGCGGAAAAAAGGGAACGGGAAGCGGCAATGAAACTTTGCGAAGCTTGCAATGCCATTGAAAAGGATCTTGACGGCGAAACCGTTTCAAAGCTTCAACAGTTGCATCATGCGTATTTGAAAACGCAACGCGGCAAACTTGCCGACGAACCGCGCGTTGCATGGCGGGGATTCGTCCGGGCGGTTGCAGCAAAAGAGGCAACGAAGGCAATCAATCATTTGCATTCGTTCGCCGGTTTGATTTCAATCAAACATAAGCTTGGAAAAACCGAAGTCACAACGACCGAATCAAAAACGACGGAACCGAAAAAAGATTGATTCCGTTTTTTCTTTTTCTCTGAAACTCTGAAACTCAAAGGGGCGCATCATGGCGGAAACGCAAACTGAAACCGGGGCGAAAGCCGAAGAATATAAACGACCGCGAACCGTTACGGTCAAACTCGAATCGCCTTCAATGGAAGGCCGGGAAGTTGTTATTGGCGTTGTGAAGTTCGGGCGCTGGAATGAATTCAAAAAGGTTTTGACCGATCCGATGGTTCATGCGATTACCGGCATGATGAAAACTATGATGGGCGATTTTGAAACCGACGAAACCGGCAATGAACTTTCCGATTCCGAAGTTCAAGAGAAGATCAAAGAAGCGGCAAAGCAAAACAAAGATTCCGGATTCATCGAAATCTTGGATCCTGTTATCGGCAAAACGTTGGATCAATTGGATCTTGCAACTCCCGACATTATCAAAATGTGTTTGCAATCCGGTTCGCTTCCGCAATCTTTGGATGAACTTGATGCGCTTGACGTTGCGAATCTTCGCGAAGCCGTTGACGAAACGAACGATCTTCAAAAGTTGATGGATGCGGAAAAAAAGTTTTTGGCTCACACGTTGGGAACTCTGATCAACGTGATGAATTCGATGACGGGGATCTAATCGGTCAAGCGCCGGAAACTCTCGGAATTGCGATTATTGCAAACGCTTATCATTGGTCGCATTCCGAGATTTTCAATCTTCCAGCGGATCGCGCTTTTGCTTTCATTCATTGGATCAAAGAGAACGAACGCGGCGAACAATTGTTTGCGCTTCAAGCGGCTGATTTTCCGTGGATGAATAAAGCGGATCGGCGGCAAATCCGAAATCGCATCGCATCGACGGGCGGCGGGCGCGTTAAAAAATCGGCTTACGATTACGCGAAAACCGATGAAGAAATGTTGATAATGATTGGCGATGCGCTGAAGACGGGCGGCGATGAATGGGCGCGGAAGCATCCGAAACGCATGGCATGGATTTACCGAAAAGGCTACACTCCGCAAGATGCCATTGATGCGAACGATGCGTTCACTGCGGATCGATTGGAGATCTTGACGCGGGAACGTAGTTACAAAGGCATCGGCAACGCTCCGGGCGGGGCGAAGCGGCAAGCAAACGATTTCGGGGAATCGCAAGAATGAGTTCAACAGTCAGATTCGACAACGGCGGCGGAACGATCATCAACGTTACCGGCCCGGCGGGGCAAACGAACATCAATCATTTGCCGTTGTATGCAACGGGCGTGAACGGCAATGGTGATCGTTGGGGATACAAATACAGTTCGCAAAAAAAATATCGATGGAACATCACGTTGCCGAACTTGACGCAAGCGATGAAAGACGATCTTGAAGATTTTTATTACAACACGGCTGACGGGCCGAAGAATACTTTCGGTTACACGCATACCGACGGAACCGTTTACAACAACGCGCGATTCGTGAACACCGAATTGCAATTCACGCGAACGAATGACAATTTGTTTTCTGTTTCAATCGTTATCGAACATGAAACGCAAATGAGTTAAAAACAAAAGCCGTTTCGGGAATGGCTTCAAGGCATAGGCGCAAGCGGATTCAACAAATCCGAAAGCTTAAAATATGTCTCGAAAAATTCACGAATTGCGCGGCATTCTTACCCTAAATTCAAAAGGGTTTGTCAACGGCGTTCGCAAAGCGATTGGAGCAACGAAGGAATTCCGGCAAGCTTGGGGCAAGGCCGGGAAAGACGTTGCGACGGTTGGCAAGCGAATGATCGGCGCAACGGCGGCGTTTGCTGGTTTTGCTGTAAAAGAGTTCGCCGAATTTGAATCGGTTATGGTTCGCGTTCGGGGCGTTACAAATACGCTTGGCAAAGAAGGCGCGGCGCAGTTTAAGATCTTGGAAGATCGCGCGCGGCAAATGGGCGCAACAACTCGATTCACCGCAACGCAAGCGGCGGAAGCGATGGAGAACTTAGGGCTTGCCGGGTTGAACGTCAAAGAAATTTATGACGCGTTACCGGGCGCGTTGCAATTGGCTTCGGCTGCGCAAGTTGATATTGCGACGGCTGCCGATGTTGCGGCGAAAACAATGCGTTCGTTCGGTATGGAAGCTTCGCAGCTTTCGGAAATCAATGATACGTTGGTTGCAACGTTCACTCGCTCGAACACGGATCTTCGGCAATTGGCGGAAGCAATCAAACCGGTTGGGCCGGTTGCGGCTTCTCTCGGCATAAAGCTTTCAACCGTTACGGCGGCGCTCGGCAAGCTTTCCGATGCCGGTTTTCAGGGAAGCGAAGCGGGAACGGCGTTGCGGAATATCCTCTCGCGTTTCGCCGGGGCCGTTCCGGAAGTTTCGGCAAAGCTTCGGAAACTTGGTATCGATATCGCATACACTCGCGATGGATCGATGGATTTCATTCAGACGATGCGCAACATGCAAGCGGCTGGATTGGAAACCGGCGAAGTTATGGCGTTGTTCGGAATGCGCGGCGGGCCGGGAATGGCGGCATTGCTTCAAGTTGGAATCGATTCAATCGCGGAATTTGAGGAGGGAACCAAAAAGCTTCGTGGCGTTGCGAAGCGATTGGAACAAGCGCAGTTGAACACGTTTGCCGGGCAATTCGATCTACTTAAATCGGCGATTTCCGAAGTTGTTATTTCAATCGGTCAAAGGCTTGCGCCGGTATTCCGTCAAATGGTCAACGCGTTCACGGCGTTCACTCAAGAGCAAGGCCCGGCGATTGCCGATACTTTCGTAAATGCGGCGAAGGCGCTTGGAGAATTCGGCGTTTCGATTATCCAATGGTTTCGAGACAATCGCGAAACGGTTCAAAAATTCATTTCAACTTTATTCGGAATCGTGAAATGGATTGGCGAATTTATGGCGAATCATCCGCGATTGATGGCGGCGCTGGTTGCCTTCAAAATTACCGGTTTGCTCGGCATCAACAAAGCGGCGGGTTCGGTTATTTCGGCTTTGGGAACAACCGTCAAAGTTATTGCTGCCGATTTGATCCCGGCGCTTGCGACGGCAAAAGGCCGGGCGGTTGCGGCGAAAATCGCAATGATGGGATTGAAGGCGGGTTTGGCTGGTTTGGCGATTGTTGCAATTGGCGTTGCGGCAAAATTCATTTACGAATTGAATCCTGCGGTTCGGGAGTTCAGGAAAGAAGCCGAACGCGCGAAAAAACTAAATTCGGAATGGGCGGATCGATACGTTAAGAAAACGCAAGAAATGATCGATAAGGCGAACGAATTTAAGAACGCCGGGCAACGATCAAATTTCTTGAAGGCGCAGTTGAAAGATGCGCAAGTCGCGCTTGAGTCATACAAAAACGCCGTCAAGAGTTCGCAAAAGCGGGCCGAAGAATTGCGCCCAACATGGCGAAGCTTAGGGCAAGCCGGAAAAAAACTTTGGGAAGAACAGGTCGCGCAAACGCAAGATTTTGAAAACAAAGTTCAACTTACGAAAGATCGCGTGAACGAACTTGAACGGGCATTGTCGCAAGCGAACGCGGCGAATCTTTCCGGGCTGGAAGCGAAGTTTGAAAAGCTTAATCAAATGGGGCAAGCCGACGGGCTTGAGGGCGGCGGCGGAATGCCCGGCGGCGGCGGCTTTGGAGAAAAAGCCGAAAATAATCAAAAGCTTGCGGAAGCAATTGCATCGGCAATCGAAGCAAAGCGGAACGCGCGGTTGGATTCCGAAATTGCGGGAACGTCCGAACTTTCCGGGTTCATTCAACAGTTGATTCAAGCGCAAGCAAGCGGGGCAATCACTCCGGATCAAGCCGTTGCAAACTTGGGGCAATATGCTTCAAACATTCCCGGCGCAACACCGCAAAACGCTGCAAGGCTTGCGGCTGGTTTGACTATGGCGGGCGAAGCCGGGGAGCTTACGCCGGAACGAATCAACGAATTGGTTCAAACATTTCTTCGCGGAATTCAGGAAACTGAATCAAAGATGCAAACCGCGAAAGAAGCAACGCGAAGTTTGGGCGAACGCTTCCAAAATCTTCGCGAGCAATTCCCGAACATCGAATTGAACGATCTGGCAACGAAGTTTGTAAACATTCGCAAGGCATTTATGGAAGGCAAGGTTTCTTCCGAACAATTCGGCAAGGCGATGGATTCGTTGAAAAAACAAACGGATGAAGCCGTTAATGCGGCGAAGCGAAAAGAAATGCAAGAGCGGCGCGAAATGATGATTCGCGTTCTTTCGGGCCGGGCAACGCAAGCGGATCGCGAAGCCGTTGCGAGAATGCGAAACGCGCGTTCGATGGAAATCTTTGATAAGCAACTTGAAAACGCTTTCAACAATTTTATCGGTTTGAATCGCCAAGTTGGGAACGTCAACAACAACTTCCAAAACCTTTCGAGTCAGATGCAAAACTTCGGGCGCGGTTTTCAAGGCGGCTTCGGGCCGGGGCCGGGCGGCGGCGGGTTCGGCGGGTTCGGCGGATTCGACGGATTCGGCGGGCAAGGATACGGGTCCGGGTTCGGCGGCGGCGCTGGCGGCCCGAGACAAGATCGAATCATTGAGGCTATGAATACAACCGCCGGGCAGATCGCGGCGGCATATGCGGAAATTCAAACGCTTCAATCGGCGTTGATGTTCTTAGGGCTAGGGCCGAACTCGCAAAAATCCGACGATATCAAACAACAGATTGAAGCGCTCTTGCGTTACATTCAAGATCTTCAAAATCAACCGCAACAATTCATCGGGCGTTCGGGTGATATTCCGTTTGAAGATCCCGGACTTGCCGAAGATGGAAGATCCGGGAACAATGGCGTTCAAAGCTTGACAATCGAAGCGCCGAATCTTACCCGCATGGGACAACAAGAAGTTTCCGATTTGGCGGCGGCAATCAAAGAGCATGAACGGCGGGAAGGTTTATCATTATGACGCGCAGCATTTCGGCGGCATCGCAAACGGAACTTGCAAAATCAACCGGCGCGTTTCTTCGGTATGTTCTCGAAATTCAATGGGGCGGCGCAACGGGAACAAAGTATTATTCGGATGAAGAAATTTCGCCAACATCGGGCGGCTTCACAACGGATGATCGGGTTAATCGTTGGGGCAATCTTCGCGTTCAAGGGAAACCGGCGCAAGTCGGTTCAAGCAATTCTTTCAATCTGGTTTTGCGTGATAATGATTTTGCGTTGCGCGATTTGTTCTTTGCGAAGCCGGGCGTTCAAGGAAAGATTGCGAAAGTTTATGTTTGGTTTGAAGGAACAAATTGGAGCGATGCCGTTACGGTTTTCGCTGGCATTCTCACCGCGCCTTTCAAGTTCTCCGAACGTTCCGTTGATTGGCAAGTTACGCTTACCGGAATCGAAAAACATTTTGATCGCTCGATTGGCTTGCCGTTGACGCGGCAAGTTTTTCCGGAAGTTGTTTGCGATGATTGCGAAGGAAAAATTATTCCTATCGTTTACGGCAATCCCGTTAATCGCGTTCCGGCATGTTTGATTGATAGGCCGGGGAAGGGTTACTTGTCGCAAGTTTTCCGGCATACTTCAACCGCGCTTTACCTGAATGACACGGCTGCGAATCTTGGCTTCACTTCCGGAACGTCAATCGATTTGATGATTGGTTATCCGAACGATTATGAAATCGTTACGGGAAGCTTTGCAGCTTCCGACACAAATCAATTCGATTGGACAAGCCGAAGCAAAATTTTACAGGCCGGAACGTCCGACGGCGATGTGAACGTTGACGGCTTTACGCATTCCGCCGTTCCTTCCAGCGATTTCACGAACGCGCATATTTCGCGTGCCGGGCATTTAATTTCGTGGTATTTAGACAACGACAACGGCGGGCAAGAATGGTTTACGTTTTTGATCACGAAATGGAAAGCGCCGTTTAACATCAACATCGCTGTTCATCCGGAACCGGATATTCCAAGCGGCGGAACCGGAACCGGGGATGCCTATCGAATTTGGGCGGATCCCGGCGTTGTTCCATATTGGCCAGCCGGAACTCCGGTTTATGAAGTTGGAGATTGGACTTACGTTATCAACTATTTGCCTTCCGAAGAAATTCAAAAAGTTGAGGCGCGCGGAAGCGAACAAAGCCAAAACGAAACCGAACAAGTTTACCATGAATACAATACGGATTTTTGGACGGCAACGCTTGACGACGATACATACAATGCCGATTTGGGCCGGGCTGGTTCGGATCCCGGAATCACAACGATTGCAGTCAATCAACCGCCGACGAAACTTGGCTTCGCCGAAGAAACGATTTGGGTTACATTAGTCGGAATCACTGACGACGAAACCGCAACCGGAACGCCGTTAGAAAAAGGCCCGGAAATCATCGAACATATTTTGACTTCGGAATTTCTCGGCAACATAGATACAAGCTTTATCGATACGGCGGCATTCAGCGCGGCGAATACGGCGGTTGCCGAGAAGTTTCAAATGGCAATCGTTGACGAAAAGAACATTCATCAACTTGCCGGGGATCTCGCGTTTCAATGTTTCTGTTTATATTTTTGGGATGCGGGCAAAGCTTCAATCAAAAAAATCGTTGTTGATCTTTCCGGCGAAACATCGGATGCAACTTATACGCAAGCCGACAAAACGCACGCAAGCGAAGCGCCGTTGATGATTTCGCAACCGTCGATTGAAAGCCTCTTTACCGAATTGCTGGCAACGATGCGAACGGCTTTAAGTTCTCCGGAATCAAAACTTTTCCGGCGTTCTCCGGATGCAATCGCGGCGTTCGGGAAGCGGCGAAAAAATATCAATCTTTGGGCGTATCAAAACACCGAATACGTTTCAAACATCGCGGAAGATTGGCTTTCGTATTATCTTGGTTTTCAACAAACGGTTGAATTTACCGCGCGGGTTAATGCGCTGGATCGGCAACCGGGCGATATCGTTACGGCAAACTTTTCAAGCGGCGATTCGGTTTCGATTATAAATCAAAAAACTCGCGTTGTTGGCGTTTCGCATACGTTCGGAAAGGCTGGCGAACAAACGGATCGAATCAAACTAGAATGCGAATATCCGTTGTGGACGTATGCCATTGAAGCCGCAACATACAC